TGCACAAGAAGTAGAAAAGGTGATACCACAAGCGATTAAACCGGCACCATTTGATGCGTTAGGAGAGGGTAAATCTATAAGTGGACAACACTATAAGACAGTTCAATTAGAAAAGATTGTTCCTGTATTGATACAATCTGTTAAAGAGCAACAAGAAATTATAGAAAATCAAAATAAACAAATTGAAGAACTAAAAACAATAGTTTATAAAATTTTAAATAAAAACTAAATTGGTTACTTTTTTTAAAAACACATATATTTATAGATAAAATAGTAAGCTATGGGATATACACAAAGTTGGTCATTAAAAGGCCTAAGAAAACAAAATCACGAAGGTCTTGAAGGAGTTATCATTGGAACTAACTGGGAAGTGGTAGTTACCGATGATGACGGATATAGTGCAAAATTTACTGGAGCAACTCCATTTAAAGCAGCGGACGTTAATGTAAGTACTTTTACGGCATATAATGAATTGACAGAAGAGCAAGTATTAGGATGGATAAAAAATCACGTTAGTGGTTCAAATACAACAACAAATTATTGGGACCATATAATTGGTAGAATCCAAAAAGATATAGACGGTCAACGAAATGTTGTACAAATCGTTAATGAAACTGAATTACCTTGGTATTCAGGTTCATTGTCTGGTTCAGTAACTCCAGACCCATTATCTGGTCAAGCATTATACGCAGCTCAAGCAGCTCAATAGATTAATTTAAAAATAGTATATACCCAAAACACTTTAACTAATAAAATTGTGTTTTGGGTATTTTCATTATATTTATATGTGTATTGTTATACAAAAAAATAATACCAACAATCAAAATCAAATCGGAGAAATAAAATGGCAGAAAGAATTGTATCACCTGGTGTATTCACAAGAGAAAATGACCTGTCCTTCTTAGCACAGGGAGTAGGTGAAATTGGTGGCGCATTTATAGGACCTTTCAAACAAGGACCTGTATATGTACCAACTGTAGTAAGAACTCAATCAGAGTTTGAAACTATTTTTGGAACACCTGATGGAACTTATTATACTGAATACGCAGTACAAAATTATTTAAGAGAAGCGGGTTCAGCAACAATCGTAAGAGTTGGTGGAATCGGTGGTTATTTCCAAACAGCACCGATTGCAATTAAAGCATCTGGTTCATTTGGAGAAAAAATCGTTGCAACTCTACATTCAACAAGAGTTGGAGATGAGACTGTGGGTTTCCCAAGTTCAGTTCTAACAAATGATGGTAGAGCGGCGTTTTCTGGTTCTTTCTTACTATCTGGCTCTGGTATTGGTTTGGTTTCTGCATCTGTATTACCATCATCTCAAAATGATATTAGAGATGTATTTGGTGAATCTGCATTTGGTTCTAAACATGCATATTCATACACTTATTTTGAAAATGTAGCAAGTGAATATGATACCGATGGTGGTGGTGCACAAGGTGTTGTAATTAGTGTAGTACAATTGCCAACACAAGATTTTACTAACGATGCAACTGTAGCATCTACTCCTTGGATTGTATCACAAAAAGATAATAACGATATAAGATATGACCTTTTCCGTTTCCATACAATTGGACATGGTAATGTTTATAATAAGAAATACAAAATTGGTATTTCAAACGTAAGAGCGGCTGGTGAAGATGGTTCAACTGATTATGCTGTATTCTCTGTAACACTTAGAACATACGGTGATACCGATAAGAGAAAGAGTGTAAGTGAAACATGGAATAATGTTAATTTAGACCCATCATCTCCTAGATATATTGCTAGAGTAATCGGTGACAGATATTTTGAAACTGATGCAAATGGTAAAATTACCGAATATGGTGATTACACAAACAAATCACTTCATATAAGAGTTGAAGTTGCTAAAGAAGGTTCATTCCCTATTTCAGCAGCACCATTTGGACATGCGGCATATGAATTACCAATCAAAACTACTGCAAGTGATAGTTTAATACCTGCAGTTACATATCAGACTGGTTCTGCTAATAACACATCATCATCTCCAGTTTATTTCTCTGGATTTGATTATGAAACAACTGGTGTTGTTATTGATAACACTCAATATTTAAAACCAATTCCTAAAAATGCAACAAATGGTGCAAATACATTGTTTGCATTTGATTCGCAATTAACTTATAAGATGACCGGTTCAGCAGCTGTTGATATGGTTAAAAGACAATTTTTAGTAGCATTCCAGGGTGGATTTGATGGTGTTAATCCAACAATTCCTATTGCTAAAGCTGGTGATAAAGACCTAAATGGTAATGATATATGGGGTGCATCTAATAACCAAGGCTTCAATTGTGGAGCATCAACTACATCTGGTTCAATCGGATATACTAAAGCAATCAACGCTTTATCTAATCCTGATGAATATGATATTAATTTAGTTGCGGCACCTGGTATTAATAGAGAATTACATCCTGCAATCACACAAAGAATAATTGATATGTGTGAAGATAGACAAGATTGTTTCTATATTGCTGATTTTACTGATTATGATTCATCAATAACAACCGCAACTGAACAAGCAAACGCAGTTGATTCAAACTACGCAGCTTGTTACTATCCTTGGTTAAAAACAATTGATGTTAATACCAATAAAATGACAACTGTTCCACCATCAGTATTATTACCTGCAGTATTTGCAAGTAGTGATAGATTATCTGCAGAATGGTTTGCACCTGCTGGTTTGAATAGAGGTGGTATTATCGGTGCTGTGAGTGTATTGAATAGACTTACACACGCTGAAAGAGATACTCTATATGAGAACAAAGTAAACCCAATCGCTTCATTCCCTGGACAAGGTATTGTAGCATTTGGACAAAAAACATTGCAAGATAAAGCATCGGCATTAGATAGAATCAACGTAAGAAGATTATTGATTGCTGTGAAGAAATTTATTGCATCTACATCTAGATATTTAGTATTTGAACAAAATACTTCTGAAACGAGAAGCAGATTTATCAATACTGTAACTCCTTATTTGGAATCAATTCAACAAAGACAAGGCTTATACGCTTTCAACGTTGTAATGGATGACACAAATAATACACCAGATGTAATTGATAGAAACATATTAGCGGGAGCTATCTTCCTCCAACCAACAAAGACAGCGGAATTTATTGTAATAGATTTCAACATCTTACCAACTGGAGCAAGTTTCTCAGCATAATATGGGAAAGAAATAAATTGAATATTTATTAATATAAATTAAAAGGAAAGAAAAATGGCAGATGATTTAATATTATCGTATGATAAAATGACTTTCGCTCAGTTTGAGCCAAAGATGAAGAATCGTTACTATATGGAAATGGCAGATACTGGCATTCCAGCATATATGGTAAAGGCGGCAAATAGACCAGAAATTCAGTTTCAAACTGTAAAGATTGACCACATTAACGTTTATAGAAAACTTAAAGGTAAAGGTGAGTGGCAAGATTTAACTATCACACTTTATGACCCAATTGTACCATCAGCAGCACAATATGTAATGGAGTGGGTACGTTTATCACATGAATCTATTACCGGTAGAGATGGATACGCTGAATTCTATAAGAAAAATCTTAACTTCTATATGTTAGGACCTGTTGGTGATAAAATTGAAAAATGGACTATTATGGGTGCATTCATTTCAAGAGCGGCGTTTGGTGAACTTGATTTCTCAAGCGAAAACGAACCTGCAACAATTGAATTAACTCTTACATACGATTACGCTATATTAGAATACTAATAACCAATTTAGATATAATAAAGGGATACTCAAAAGGTATCCCTTTTTTTATTTCAAATTTTTTAAATTTATGTATTTATATATACAAACAAAATAAAACACAAAGTTATGAGTGAAAAGCAATTTGATTTTCCTACACAGGTATTGGAACTTCCATCAAAAGGAAAACTTTACCCAAAAAACAACCCATTATCCTCTGGTAATATTACAATAAAGTATATGACGGCAAAGGAAGAGGATATTCTTTCATCTGCAAATTTAATTAAAAAAGGTATTGTTTTAGATAAACTTTTTGAATCAATTATAGTAGATGATGTTAATATTGATGATATTTTAATCGGTGATAAAAACGCAATTGTTCTTGCAACAAGACTTTTGGGATATGGGCCAAATTACAAAATATCGTTTTATTCTAATAAACTTGGCAAAACGATTGAAGCAACTGTAGATTTATCTGAAATCAGAACAAAAGATATTGATGTATCGGATATTGCAAATATCAATGAATTTGAATTTGAAACACCGGTTGGTAAAAATAAATTAACATTTAAGTTACTTACACATGGTGATGAAAGAGCGATTGATAAAGATATTCAGGCATTAGAAAAATTAAATAAAGATACTTCATTTGAAATTACAACACGATTGAGATATATGATTAAATCGGTTGATGGTAATACCGATATTGGTAGAATTAATAAATTTATCAATAATGAATTTTTAGCTAGAGATAGTAAAGCATTCAGAGATTATGTTAAGAAAGTTTCACCTGATATGAACATGGTATTTAAATATACACATGAAGATGGTGAGGTGGAGGAGGCGCCTATTCCAATTGGAGTAGGGTTTTTTTGGCCTTCCGAGGAATCATAGTGTTCATCTACATACTCAAATATTTGAAATGGTTGAATATAGTAACGGGTTTACAATCATGGAGCTATATAAAATGCCAACATATTTAAGAATGTTTTATTATGATAAATTAGTAGAATCTAAAAAGAAAGAAGCGGAAGATGTTAAACAAGCACAAAAAGGTAATACATCTTCAAAAGTTAGGATTAAGAGATAGTCCTAACTTTTTCTTTTAATAGATATTTATAGTTTGAATAAGTGTAAATAAACGTAAAATGGCAAAAAAATATAAAATATCAGAAAACAACTTACAAGAGTTTTGGGGATTGTTTCGTAGTAACAAAACACCTGAAAAACTTCAAACCATTGTAAACAATGACCCGGTGTTACAAAAGTTACAATCTGATTTAAGAAAGATACACGATAAAGCCGCTGATTATTTGGATAAAGTAAAGAAAGATGAGCCGGATATTTATCAGTATTTGCAAAAACATGGATTTGTAAAATAAAATTTTTGTAAATGGCAGATGTAAGAAGTTTATCCGCTCAAGAGCTAGAAAGACAAAATCAATTACTCAAAGAGCGAGAGCAGATTGAACAGCGAATAGAAGAGCGAAATAAAAGAATAGCTGTTGCTGGGCAAGAAGAAATCAAGCGTCTCAAAAAAAGAAATGAGGAAGATAAAACTCATGGTAAAAATTTAGACGAACAATTAAAGAGTTTAAAAGAAGTTGAGGATAAAGCAAGTGATTATGTAAAGTTTTGGGCGGATGCGGCAGAAAAGCAAGAAGATTTTTGGGAAACCTCAAATGATTTTGCAGCATCATTTGCAAAAATGACACCAAAAGTAAGAGAGCTTTTAACCGATTCTAATAATGGTGGTAATCAATTTGCAGCAATAACGGCTAGAATATTAAGTCTTAAAAAGCAGGAAATAAATGCATCTGGAGACGAGTTAGAATCGCTACAAGAAAGAAGAAAAGCATTAGAAGGTATAAGAAGTACACAGGTAGATGCGGCTGAAGGATTAGCAACCGAAAGAGAAAATGTGTTTGGTATAACGGATGCACAAAGAAGAAGACAAGAGTTTCAGGCATCTATTATAGGAATGAATGAGGAAGATAGAAAATTATCAGAACAAATATTCGAATCAAACGAAAATTTATTAAAACAACAGGAACGATTAGTTGAATTACAAAAACAACAAGACCAATTAACACAGGCATTGCCGGAAGGATTGCAATCCGCATTAACTGTTGTAAAGGATATGATAAAAGGGATTGCAGCTGGTTTAGGCCCTATTGTAATAATGGGTGCATTATTTGCAGCCGCATTATCATCGTTTACTGAAATACAAGAAGCAAGCAAGAAGTTTAGAGAAGAAACTGGTTTAACAAATTCACAAACAAAGCAAATTCAAAAAGATGCACATAGTATTGGAGTTGATTTTGCTAAATTGGGTGTGGATGCTGGAGTTGCATATGATAGTATTGCGGCATTCAAAGATGAATTTGGGGATACAGTCTCAGTATCAAAAGCAGTAGCGGCCAACGTATCTGTGTTAAACAAAAACTTTGGAGTTGCACAAAAAGATGCGGCCGCCGTTAATATGATTTTTCAAAGTATGGCGGGCCTATCTGCTGAAACTGCACAAGGAGTTTCACAGCAAGTAGCTGATATGGCTAAATTATCTGGTGTTGCTCCATCGCAAGTGTTTAAAGATATAGCAGACTCGGCGGCAGATACATATACTTATTTTAAAGGTGATGTAACTCTTATCGCTAAACAGGCTATCGAAGCTAGACGATTGGGTACTACATTAAAAGATGTATTAAAAACAACTGAAAGTTTATTAGACTTTGAACACGGTATTGAAAAGGAATTAGTTGCAGCAACTTTTGTTGGTGGACAATTTAATTTATCACAAGCTAGAGCTTTAGCATATGCCGGAAGACACGTTGATGCACAAAAAGAATTATTAAGACAAGTTGAGAGAAGTGGTAAGTTTGCTGACCAAGATATGTTTACTAAAAAGGCGTTAGCAGATGCTACTGGTAAAACGGTTGAGGAATTGACTAAGCAAATTCTTATGCAAGAAAAGCTTGGAAATCTTAGCGAAGAGGAACAAAAAAGAGTCTCGGATGCTATGGATAAGGGATTGGATATTACTAATATGAGTGAAGACCAATTAAAAGCAAAAACACAAGAATTAGCAAAACAAGAAGAAATAGCTGATAAGATAACTCAAATGGAAAATTCATTTAAAGGTATCGTTGCAGCTGTTGGCGAAGGATTGTTACCATTAATGGAGGCGTTAGCACCAATAGTAACTACTTTAGGAAATGTATTTGGTGGGATATTTGGCGCATTAAATTCAATACCAGGTCTATTCCCTGCACTTATTGGTGGATTGACAACAATGTATATTTTAAGTAAAAAAACAGCATTGTTAAAAATGAAAGAAGCAATAGCATCCATTTTTGCCGGTAATTCAAAATTAGGACCATTGGGATTGATAGCAGCGGGTGCTGGTATAGCTTCTTTGATGGCGTATATGGGTAGTGCAAGGGTTAGTGATGCTGGGGATGTACTATCTCCTGCAAATGGTAGAACTCAAATATCAACAAAAGAAGGTGGTTTAGTACAAATATCTCCAAACGATGATTTAGTAGCTGCTCCAAATGCAATTTCAAAATTGAATGAAGCATCGAGAATGGCAAATATGTCAAATATGGGTAGTGGAATGCAAGCCGGTGGATTGAATGCAAATAGTGGCGTAAACGCTTTGATAAATGAAGTGAAAAAATTAAGAGAAGATATGGGGTCTGGTAAGATTAAAGCAAACGCATTCTTGGATGGTATGAAAATCACATCGGGTATAACAAATGTATCTGAAAATTCTACGAGAAACAATTTTAGTTACGGACAACGATAAGAAAAAATAAATAGAAATAATGCCAACTTTAGAAGAATTATTTAAAAATAAAGTAATAACCGAAGGACCGAATACGGGAAAAACTGCGGAAGATGCATATGCTATTAGAAACAGTAAAGATTTACCTATACAATCTTCAAATTTTTTATTAAGAGGGATTAATAAAAATACAAATCCTAGTCTTTTGGGTGGTGTTATTAGGAGTTTTGATTTCGTTGGAAAGATAAACGAAAGAAGAAAAAAGTTTAGTGTTAAAGATGGTGAATCATTTGTAGAGCAAGAGCAGGTAGGTTTACAACAATTTGCAATTACTGCAAGACCTCTAATTTATGGTGGAGATATTTTCAGAATTCTAAATAAAAGAACAACAAGTTTAAGTTATATTAAACAAAGAGCTAATTTAAACAACGGTCTTTTTGGTATTACTGATACTATTGCAAATGCAGCGGGTAATATGGCAAATGATTATATTAATAATTTATTTGCTGGTAAAAAAGGAAAAGATGCATTACCACCGGCACCGGATTTAACTGCGGTTGGAACACAATTGGCGGTAAATGTGGCAGATAGATTATTAGGCTCAATTTTACCAATGCCAATGGTCCCTTCGAAAGTTGCGGAAGAATTGCAATCAAGAGGTGGAAATGGAAATACTAAAAAGGCAACTGAATTCAACAGAGAATATAATAGAGATAAGGCTATAACAATATTAGCAAACTCATCAAAAGTTCCTGGATTTTTTGCAAATCTTTTAAAAGAAAATAAAAACCTATTATCTCAAACGGGTGGAGTAATTCAATCTACAGTAGCTGGAATCGCATCTGGGCTTGTAAAATCCGGTGTAAGGTCACTGGTAACCGCAGGGATAAATGCTGTAACAAAAAAGAAAATTTCTGCAAATAAATTACAAGCAAGTAGTGGTGTTCCTACAAAAACACCATTGGGTAAAGAAGAAACTCCTTGGTCAAGTTATAACCCATATGGAAAATCTGCTGATTATGAAAGTATTAGACCATTAAGCGAACAAACTACACTTAAAGCGATTTTTTTACAAAGAGTAGCTGAAGCATTAAAAGCAGACCCGAATATAAAATTACCGGCATCTTCGCCGGCTACATCTACAAAACAAGCGGATGAAGACCTGTTAAATTTTATAAATACTGAACCAACATCAAAGAGCAGTGACAAAACTATTATTGCTAATTCAAGAGATGCTAGAAGAGGAATGTCAACAAAAGGTGATGTAATAAATTTATCGGATGATGTGGTTTATAGTGGTGTTGAAGTTGTTGATTCAAATACCAATAAATCTTTTGATGATTTTGATTTTATTCCTTTAAAATTTTATTCGGTTGGATTGGATAAAACAGTTCAATTTAGATGTACGGTAACCGATTTTACCGAAACTTTTACACCATCTTGGGAGACTCATAAATTTATAGGAAATCCATTTCCATTTTATACCTATGATAGTATTGAAAGAACTTGTACTTTTAGTTTTAAAGTTTTTTCTTTGAATTTAGTTGAACATATGAACGTTTGGAAAAAACTTGATTTTTTAGGAAAATTAACTATGCCACAAGAATTTAAAGGAGCATCTGGAGCAGTTGTTCCACCTATTATTAAATTTACATTAGGTGATTTGTATGTTGCAAAACCCGCAATTGTTGAAACACTTTCTTTTGCAATTAATCAGGATAGTCCTTGGGAAATTGGATTAAATGAAAAAATAGCAAATGGTACACAAATGTTGCCTATTCCAAATATTGGCGGCTATGCTGCTTTTATTGAAAATGAATTGACATCAAAAAATCATAAACTTCCAATGATAATGGATATTGATGTATCGCTTAAATTCTTAGAATCAAGACAGACAATTGAAACTTCAAATCTATATGGTTATGAATTACCTGCAACATACGAAAGTAAAGACCAAAAAACAGGTAAACCGGTTCCACCTAACTATACAAAAGTTTAATAAATGAGTGTATATAGTACAGCGCCTGTAAAAAATGATAAAGGTGGTGAAAAACCCGCAAATAAAACCACAACCACGACCAATCCGAATGGGACGACCACTCAAAAAATTACATACGGGGTAGTATCGGATTTTTATTATCAGAATAGAGGTAAATTGTTTGATTCAGAATCTGGACAATATTTAAGTGCTGCTGATTTTCATAAAAAAATGATATCAGGAGCTGCAGGAGTAGTATATAATACATTATTATTAATAACGGTTGAGGGAAAGGTTGCTCAAATTAGTTTAAACGCCGGAAGAATAACCGCATCAACAGTTAGTTTAGCAGCGGATGATGTGAATGTTTTAAGTTCATTGGGAATAAGTGTAACTGCGACCTTACTTAAACCATCATTTGCTTCATATAAATTTACAAATCCTACACTTGATAATACATCTAAAAAACTTTTAAGCTCCGTTGACCCCACGGAAAGACTTGTGGGAGAAGCGATACAAGGATGGACAAATTTTGGTGTTAGTCTACATAAAAAATATCACCATTTACCGGCTATAAAGTTTGGAACACCAGATGTTAAAGGTCACGTTCCGATGCAAATTACTTACCCGTTTGTGGGCTTACAATTAGTTGAAGCAGGTGGTACAAAAAAAATAGCAAAAAGTATAGTACCTGGATACAAACACCACTACGAACCATGGGCTAATGGACATGGTGAGCAGAATCAATCTCACCTTGAAATAAATAACTATAATCCAACAAATCCAGAAAATGTCGCATCAACGAATGGTGTTGCAACAAATTTTGGAATACAAAGAAATACGGTATTACAAAAAAATCTGGTAGATAACGTGCGTTTAGCACCGAGATTATTAGGACCTAAGCCCAAAAGTGAACTACAACAACTAGAAGGATTTATAGCAGAATTTGATACCAAAAAAGCAAAAGATATATGGATTCAGAGATTAGATAGGATATTTCAACCTGAAGCATATGCAAGTTATGATAAAGCGATAACAGCGTTGAAACAACTTAAGGCCAAAGAAAAAAAATCAGGTTTTGAAAAAGTAACAAGTGGAGTTGTAGATTTAGTATATGAAGTAGTTATAAAAGATATTGTAAAATCAATAGCAAAGATTGGAAAGGGGTATTCTGGATCACAAAAATTAGCTTCCGGGATAGATTATAACAATACAGTTATTAACCAGTTAGCAAAGTATAAAACTGATTTGGAAGCGGCAGGTGGACAATTTATAATTGAACCAAATGGAAATTTTATGGTTAAAACACCTGTGAAGAAAGAACAACAGGCGGAATTAACTACTACGCAACTTGTTACAACAACAAGTGTTAATAGTGGAACAACTGGCACTAGCTCGACCACCACTACAATAAATTATACTAATTATACTAACTTAAAAAATAACGAGGCGGCTATTAGAGAACTTGTAAAAGATGCTAATCGGACAGCAGCGACTGAAGCATATGTCAATTTTAAGAAGGAAAATAAAGAATTAATAAAAGGAAAATGGAATAAAGATATTCTTCCATTATTTTATACAGCAAACCCAAAATATGCACCAGCTAGTTGGTTACATCAAAGACAAGTAAATATTGGAAGACAGGCGGTTCATAATTTTTATGGAAGTAAAAAAGGTTCTTCTTTACGTGATTTTTAATACTTAATTATATGAGATATAAAAATAATTTAATAAAAAAAACAATAGACGGAAAAGAAGTTTATTTACCAAGAGTTTTGCCAGATATTTCAGAATCACCAACCGATATATATGTGGCAACTGAAACTGGTGATAGATTAGATTCGTTGGCGTACACTTTTTATAAAGATTCAAATTTATGGTGGATAATTGCTGCGGCAAATAAAATTCACAATGCCCCTATTGGATTTCCTGATGGGACAATATTAAGAATACCACTTGCATATCAGGCTATACTTTCCCAACTAGGTTATTAAAAAATAAAATATATAAAATATGTCATATCCAGTATTTGGTAGTATTAATACCGATATCTATAACAACATACAAACATCAGGTAAAGCACCAACCGGTGGAAGTGTAGATATAACACAGGCCTCATCAGAATTAGTGTCATGGGTTCGTATTATATCTGCAACCGATAGATTACAGGCTGGAAAATCTGGTTCTTTTGGATTGATACTTTATTCAAATCCAAATGTACCAATGTTTGCGGACTACCTTTCATTTACAAAGGATGCAAGTAATCAAATTACCGCGATAAATCAAACCCCTAGTCTATATGGTGGACGATATACAAGCGGTATGCTTGGTGTAGATTTTAGTGGAAAGGCCGTTTATCCGTATTTAACCCCATGGACAGGAGACCTTGTATTAAGACCTGGGCCATTAGTAACTGCTATGGATATAAAGGAAGGTAAAGACCAAATATCAAGACATTGTACATTGACTGTTAAATGTTTTTCACTTGCACAAGCTGAACTTTTACAAGAGTATTTAATGGAACCGGGACATACCCTTTTTGTTGAATATGGATGGAACACCGATGCGTCAATTGGGGAATGTATAGATACGGATACTCCTGGAACAATCATATCGGAAGCAACTGATGTTGGATTGGATTATAATTTATTACAAAATAAACGAATAAATGCATATGGTGATTACGATGCATTTTATGGATTTATAGTGGGTGGTTCTTTAACTTCGGAAAATGATATATTCAATTTAACAATTAATTTAAGAGGTGCACCTGGATTGCCAATATTTCTACAAGGTCAGCACACTATATTAGAATTGGATAAAAGTACTAAACAGGTTAAAAATGTGCCGTCTGCACAAACATATTCAATAAATGATATTGATGAGGCGGCAACTGGTGCAGATAGAGCTAAAAAAATGGGTGGTAGAAGGTATAAATGGATGTTTAACAAACTACCTGGAAATAGACAAACACCTGAAGTTAAAGCTATAATTCAAAAGCAATACGATACTGATGCATATGGTTGGTGGGATTTACTAAACTTTGATTATAAAGTTTCACAGGATGTGGCAAATGCATTGGCGGATACATTTATTACTTCTATAAAAGAATTATTTGGCCAAAAAGAATTTAGTGTTGGTGGATTAACGGTTCCAAAAGATAAATTAATTTCCGAAAACCGATACATAAGATTTGGAGTTGCACTTGACATACTTAATGCAAATAATGGATTGTGGGCGTATAAAATGGGAACTCAATCGGTTACTTGTAGAGTAAATAATTATGGATTGATTGGAGCATTTCCAAATATGTTTTCTACTAAACCGAGTAAATTAATAATACCTGGAAAAATGCCAGATTTTTATCAATATTATTGTAATCCAACTCCGGTATCAATTCAGGATATTTTGACAAAAAATTTCATTGATAATCGTGTTCAAGGAAAGGCCTTTGATGTTGGTACTAGTAAATATGTAGATACAATGTTATCATTTGTACAGGATGTAGATATACCAGGTACTCTTCCTGCCGGTACATATTATAATGGGTTTTATGAGAAGGCCGGGTATTATGGAAAATTAGAAAATTTATATATAAATTTTAATGTATTTCTAAACGCATTAAAAAACTCATCAAATAAATCAATGAGAGATGTGTTAATTGAAATGTGTAATGAAATGTCATCTGCTGTAAACTCATTTTGGAATTTACAGGTTATTGAAATACCAATGGACGGTGGTGTTAAATTACAAATAGTTGATGAAAACTGGAGAGGGTATCTTGCCAATAAGAAAAAAACCGTAAAAGAATTTTTTCATTCAGGAGAACAATCAATCTTTTTAGAAGCAACTTTGGATATAGATATTCCACAAGAAATGACGAATCAAATTGTTTTAAAAAGAGAAGATTATTCAAGTAATCCTGATTCGCACGGATTGGATATAGGTGGACTATTTGGTAAATCAAAAGATAGATTTTTTGATGAAGTGGATTATAGAAAAACACTGCTAACCACAGACCCTAGTGCAAAAAAAGGTTCAACTCCATCTCGTAAACCGGAAGAT